GGTCCACATTGAGGATTCCCAACGTGACTATGTCTATTTCCAGCCATATAAGCCAGAAAAAGATATCAACTTCGGCCTTAATGTGTAAATCGGGACGCCCGATTGGCGAGAGCCAATCATCGGAACCAACACACACCGGCGTATTGCGTAGCTTCTGGGTTTTTAAAACACTCATAGGCTCATATGCTCAGACCTGGCAACTCTCATTGCCGGGTCTTGATGCATGGCAATACAAGACCTTTCTGACTCAATGGAAATCTTGGACAAATTACTATAGTAATTTGGTCTCTGACATTTTTCAAGATACTCCAGAGCCAGACACCCCGTGTCCGTTTAGTAACCGGACCCGGGATGCGATCGAGACGCTGATAACTCGATCATGGGGAACGAACACTCGTAACCAGAGACGAGCCTATTCGCGCATTACCTGCGTGATGGCCTCGTTGCTCCAACTGAAGAGGTCGTTCCCACCCCTTGACAAGAATATGATCCACGAGGCGCTCATCGAGCATTCTAAGATAGGAATGTCGACTGCAGCGCTTCATGACCCGGTGGATTGGATAATTGAGAATTATTTTCCAATCAATTGGGCTAGTGGGACCTCATGGCTGATGAAGTGTTCCATCAACAACAAATCTTGTCTTGAAGGGGGTACCGCACTGAACCCTGAAGATCTCCAGTCCCATGATTTCGATAATCTTGAAATTCAAAGGGGAGCTGGTACCTTATTGCTTCGGGGCCGGGCCATGTCTGCGTGGTCCGCGAGTGCGAAGGGGTGTATTTCCACTTGCGTGAAAGCTGTAGGCGTTCAGGACGCCGGAAAGATTCGAGTCATAACCAAGGGATCTCGGTTACTTAAGAGTCTTCAGCCCTTACAGTTAGCGCTACACACCCATCTCAAGACCTATCCTGAATTCGCTCTTACTGGGAGACCCATAAAACCCTTGGGCCCAATGGAAACAGCGGATCTGGACTACCTCGGTTCCCGATCGCTCGGCGAGGTCTTGAGTGTCGACTATACTAATGCAACAGACGATGTCGACGGCCACTTTCAAGAGCGACTTATTCAGGAGATAATAAGTCGTTCAGGGTCTGAGGAACTCAAACAACTGAAAGAAGTGGCAAGTAGAGAATGTGCTCTTGGGCGGCGGATCCACTATAAGGACCGTTCTACCGTCCAAAGACGTGGCACATTAATGGGGTCTCTACTTAGTTTCCCCCTCCTGTGTCTCACCAACGCTTACATCATCCGATGTGCCACTAAAAATCCCTTTTTAGTGAATGGAGATGACGCAGCCTTCCGTTGCAGAAGGACTGAGAGGGAGACCTGGGAAATGACAGCAAACGAATTGGGTATGAAGCCAAGTCCTGGCAAGGTCTATCATAGCGACAGATTCATAACCCTGTGCTCTCGTTATTTTTCTTCAAGGAAAAATGGTCTACGAGAGATACATTTCGTTCCCGTTTCCCTGTACCTTGCACCGATGTCCGGTTCATCTTGGAACGCCATTCCATTGCGTTTCCAGAACATTGCGCTCTATAAATCACTCTCGAAGCGAGTTATCGGAGACAATCGGAACCTCACCGGGCCCACCTGCTTCGGCGGGATGGGTGGTATTGCCCTGCAAGATGAGTTCTTGCATCCGGATCAGGAGCTCAGGTTATCTAGACGTAATCTAGATTATCTGAGATCCGCCAATATGAAGATGTCTCGTGTCACTTTTGCCTGGCAAAAGGACCGACATCCAATATATGATACCGGATCGGCGAATCTTCTGTCGTGGCTTCTTCCAAAGCC